CACCTAGCAGGTAGTCTCTGGGACAAGGTGATAGCAGGTCGTCCCGGTGCTACGGTGTTACGGTCTGCGCCGGGTGTCGTCGGCGGCGTTTCCCCAGTCGGCGCGATGGCGTCGGGTGGCGTGTGACGGTGTTACGGTCTGGGCGTGGTGTCGAGGCGTGCGGCGCGTGGGTGGTCGATGCGTGGCGCCGTGCGTGGCGTCGGTCCAACGGCGGCGAAGTTCCCCAGCGGGGCGAGAGCTGCGCGGGCTCGTCACGGTTTCCCCAGAGGGTGCAGCGCCAACCGCATCCGACAACATGGCAGGGGCGAGCAGGGCGCGTGTAATGTTCGGGCGTGCGTGGGCGTGTAATGTAATGTTAGCGTGCGCCAGTTCCGGCCCGCCACTTAACATTGCAGGAGCATTACGCCCCCTACGGGGGCGCAATCGAGCGATCCCCTGTTTCAACTTTTTTGAGATACCCTGTTTCAACTTTTTTACACAATAAATGGCCCTATGGGTTGACAAACGGAGAAAAGTATGCTAGGCTCTCACTCCTAGTCGGATTCCTCCTTTTCCGGCCCGAGTGGGGGGCCACTCCTCGTTGTGGCTCCCTCCCCCTTCCCAAAATTTTTATAAAAGGCTTCGGCCATCTCGTTATCGCTGGGACGTTACACCAAGCAAGTCTAACCCATGTCCCAATCCAAACCTACAGACTATTACTTTAAGTTGCAGCTTGAGCGCATTCTTGCCTCGCTGCGACCAACTGCGACCCATGCGCTAGGGCACAAGAAACCTAGTATGGGCCAGCAAGAATCTAGCGAAAAATGAACCAACACAAAACTGTTCCAGCCAGAGCCTACTTTCCTAAGGCAAAGATAGCTCGGGAAGAATTAAGAGAGAAAGCCACAGAACTCATCAATCTGTTAATTGAGAATGCTGTGGAAGCCAAAGCGGCTGGAGAGTTTGAGACGGCAGCGAAGTCCCTCCAATGGCTGCTTGAGCATATGCCGTCCGACGATGACGGAACGAAGGTTATCGACACGTCGGTGGATAAGCAGGCCAAGACAGATAGCTTACCTAAAGGGCCTAATATCCAAATTGGTGTGGCTATTGGTGGTATTCCGCAGAAGGCCGAGCTTCCTCCCGCGACCGACGTAGAAGTGGTGGAGGTTGTCGAATGAGCGGACTTGACCTAAGTGGTGGTGTGATTCTCACCAACCCTGACGGTACGCAAACAGTTCTATACAGACCTAATAGTGAAGAACAAGTAGAGTATCATAAGAGGACCGAGCCGAACGTCCTATTGTACGGAAATCGCGGCGGCGGAAAGAGCCATTGTGGTCGGTGGGATGCCCACATGCGGGCACTTGCCTATCCCGGCTTTACCTATTGTATCCTGCGAAGGACCTACCCCGAGCTTCAGAAAACCCACCTAATCCACATTGATAGGGAAATGAAGCTGCTTGGTGGACGCTTCCACCAAACAGACAAGATGGCGATCTATCCGAATGGGAGTAGGGGCTTCTTTACTCACTGTTCGGGTGAAGAAGACGTGCTGAACTTGCTATCGGCTGAGTTCTACCTCATGTTCTTCGATGAGCTGTCTACGTTCCCGTGGGACATGTTTACGAAGTTGGCGACGAGCTGTCGTGTCCCTGCAAGCTCGGGCCTAACGGCGTCGGTACGTGCTGGTACTAATCCTCTCGGCATCTCGGCTGAGGAGATTATGCACTATTTCGTGGATAAGGATGTTGACCCTGCTGAGGACCCAGACTACGTTCCTAGCGACTGGTATGCCATCAAGATTATGGCAGAGGACAACGTTGACCTAGATACTAAACAGTATCAGAAGCGTTTTAGTGGTATGCCTGCCCATGTCAAGAAGGCGTGGGTCGATGGCGAGTTCATGCTTGAGAACGGCCTCTTCGACGTATATCCAACAAAGGTGTTGGAGAACGAGGAGGGTGAGTTCGTTGAGCGCATTCCCTACCATTATACGGATAGGATTTCGTTAGATCAGATTATCGAGAAGGCCCAGATTTACAGGGCTTACGATCATGGTTACTTTCCTGACCCTGCCTACTGCCTATGGATCGCACACTTAGGAAATAGATTTGTGGTGTTCCACGAGAAGATGTGGTTCAAAACAATCGCCTCAGAGATTGCTGAGGATATAAAGGTGGAGACGGAAAATCTAGGGATAAAGAGGGTTGTGACGACCTTCTGTGACCCCTCCATCGACCTTCACACAGGAGCAGATATTAGAACGATTAAGGACATTATGGAGCTGCATGGCGTACCGCTGGAGTGTTCTATTAACTCTAGGGAATTGTATGCTGCGTCAATCCATCAGGCTTTGGGTGAAGAAGCTGGACCTAATGTACCGAGAATCCAGATTTATCAGCCGGGTTGTCCCTACCTATGTAAGACCCTTCCCAAGCAACGGTTTGACCCTAAACACCCATTGAGACTAGCTAATAGCAAGGATGACCATCCTGCTGTGACCCTGGCCTACTTCCTAATTTCTAGTGGAAGTATGGACAAGAAACAGATGGAAGCTAGCCGTGGACTCAGACCTTGGATGAAGGACAAAGTGACAAGAAAGTGGACACTTGGCGATGAGAGTGTCAAGAATAAAAAGGATATTAACTTAAGGCCATAACCTTAAGGAGGAGTTTCTGTGACAGAAGATACGATGGCACAATTAGACCCAGCCTCTGCTGGTCCCCAGAAAAGCTCGGTCGCTTCTAATCAGCCCAAGCTAAATAAAGAGGACGTTGATAAGAAGAAGCGCAACGACCTAATGAAGAAGCGCATTGAGGCGTGTAAGAACTACAAGAAGCAGCTTACATCCAATTGGAATACGAGTATTGACTATCGGAGGGGTAAGCCCTTCAACTCGCAGACCGATGAGGATAGAATTGCAGTGAACATGGACTGGTCAATGACCAAGGCCAAGCAAGCTGTACTCTATTCCCAGACGCCTCAGGTACATGTGAACCATGCTCCCCAAACGGTGCAGACACCGTGGGTCTACGCGTTTGAACAGCGCCTAAATGATACGCTGGTGACGGCTGGTATCGAGTCCGTGATGGATGAGGTGCTGCCGGATGTGATTAACGCGGCTGGAATCGGCGGGGCCATTGTGTCCCACGAGACTATTACAGAGATGGTTGATGTTCCTAAGATCGACCTCTCGATGATGCCGCCTGAGATTATGACGATGGTGCTCCAGAGTGGAAAGCTTCCTAATGGGGAAGAGATTCCTATGGAGAGCGTACCGCGTACGGTGGACCGTCGTTATACAGTGACAAGAATCTCCCCAGTGGATTTACTTTGGTTGGTGAATTTTACTGGGTCTGATTTCGACAACTCGCCCCTAGTAGGTAGAACTGGCCGAGCCACTTGGACTGAGGCTAAGCAGCGGTTCAACCTCGATGACAAGGACAAACAGAAGGTTATCAAGAGTACGGGCGAGAAGGGCACTGACCAGAAACTTACACATGACATTGAGAAGGATAAGGTAACTGAAGAGGAAGAAGTCGAGTTCGACGAGATTTTCTTCAAGGCTTATTACTTCATGGAAGGCGTGAAGTCGTTCAACCAGATTCATCATATGATCTTCATTAATGGGATTGATGAGCCTGTTGTTGACGAGCCGTGGCAGGGTCAGCAGTTTGATGAAGAGGGTAAGGTTGTTGGAGCGATTAAGTATCCAATTCGATTCCTCACACTGACCTATATTACGGATGAGGCTATTCCACCCAGCGATTCAGCAATCGGTCGGCCACAGGTTAATGAGCTGATTAAGTCACGCACGCAGATGATGCTGCAGCGTGAGCGGTCACTACCTGTCCGTTGGTATGATGTGAATAGGATTGACCCGACCATTCAGCAGGCCCTAATGAGGGGCGTGTGGCAGGGTATGATTCCTGTACAGGGTGCCGGTGATAAGTCGATTGGCGAAATCGCTCGGGCACAGACCCCACAGGAGAACTTCACCTTTGACTCGATTATTAAGGGTGACCTCAATGAAACGTGGCAGCTAGGGCCTAATCAGCTTGGCAACTTTGGTCAGGGCCGACAGTCGGCATCCGAAGCCAATGTGGTCGAGAACAACTTCCAGACCCGGATTGGTCGGGAACGCGCCAAGGTGGCGAAGTTCTTCGTGTCGATTGCAGAAGTGCTGGGTGGGCTGATTTGCCTATATGAGCCACGTGAAAGCTTCCCTGAGGGATTCGATCCTTCTATCTCGACTACGTTAAACTACTCGATTCTGGCCGATTCAACGGTGTTGATTGACTCCAATCAGCGCCTAAAGAAACTTATGGACTTCATCAACTTTACAGCGAAGAGTGGGTATGTAAATCTCGAGCCGGTGATGAAGGAGATTGCTCAGCTCTCTGGGCTTGATCCTAATGTGGTGATTCAGAAGCCGAGTCCCAAGCCACCTGTTGAGCCTAATATCTCACTGCGCCTAACTGGTGTGGAAGATATGATGAATCCGCTCACACTGGCTGTTCTCATGAAGGCTGGACAGGCACCGCCGCCAGACCTAATTGAGCAGGCTAAGAAGTTGATTCAGCTTGCTGTGACGCCTCCGTTGCAACCGCCAATGGGTCCTAATGGACCTATGGCGGGTCCAGATGGGCAGCCAATGCCGGGTGGTCCGCCACCTCCGGGAGGGATGCCACCAGCTCCGCTTGACGCAATGGGTGTGCAGCCACCGATGCCGCCCCTACCCCCGGTAGGTGAGGCTAATCCACAGATGAGTCTGATGCCTAAGATTAACTCTAGGGCAGACCAAGAGGTATAGTATGCCGTTTTACGATCTCGTTTGTAAACAGGGTCATAAGCAGTATAGTTTACTCCTCCCGGTTGGGGAACGACCTCCCTGCCCTGAATGTGGAGAAGCGACAGAAACGTTGTGGGAGACGGCTGCGGCTGTCTCTCCCGACGAGATTCCGGGCGGAATTGAAATCCGCCACGGGATTTGTAATGAGGATGGTACACCGAGGCGTTATTACTCGAAATCGGAAATGGCTCGTGAGGCCGCTAGAAGGGGCCTTGCGAACATCGTAACTCATGTAACTCCGCCACATACGGACAAAAATCCCCACACAATTCGGTGGGATGCTGCGCCTTCCTATATTACAGAGGAAGGTGAGGCTGAGCGACTAAGGGCATGGTATGAAGACGAAAAGAGGCGTACGGGTTCCCAAGGAGCTGCTAAAACCTCAGCAGCCTAAGAAGGCTGTTCTAACGGTCGAAGGTCTAATTCAGGTGGTTGAAGAAACTGCTGAGCTGGATAAGGAGACCGCGAAGAAGGTTGTATACGCAATTCTGTGGGGCATGATTAAAAGCCTCAGACGCCGAGAAGAAGTGGTGCTTTATGGGTTTGGCCGATTCTTTGTCAAGATGCAAAGGCCGAGTACAATCCCGAGGCCGTTAGGTCCCGATGGGGCCGGGACGGGTAAGCCTATATATGTCCCACCTAAGCTCGGTGTTACGTTTAAGCCCGCGCAATACGTTCGATGGTTGCTAAATCCAGATGAGTTTGTTCCCAAACAAACCACAGAGGAAGTAGAATCTGCATGATTATAAAATCACCAATGCCCGTTCGGTTCGTTGATGACTACGATTTCGTTTTCGCGTCGGGCAATTTCCTTCAGATTACCGTGGACCCCCTATATGGGGATGTAGTCACACAGGCCGATGGGGTCTTTGAGTTCAACTTGGGACCAAAGCCAAGCCCAACTGACCCAGATTCTATGCTTCCGGCAGAGGATATCCACATTAAAATCAGTAACTTAGACTCATGGTCACATCGTCGTCGTGAGGTTGTGAGTAGAAATGATGAGCAAGAAGAGGAATGGAAGGAGACAATACGTGAACTGAGTAAGGCGATTAACTAGCTCAGCCGTTACACGTAATCTGTTACATACTCGACTAGCTAACTACGCGAAGGGGGGAGAGACACACCCCTAAAGGGGTGTCTCTTCCCACGTAGCATTGTGAGTCAGTTACAGAATATGTATACATATAGGGGGTGTTTTGTAACGACTCTGTAAAGTGTTGAAAACAAAGCACTTAAAAATTGACTGTAATTCTTGTAACTGGCTTGTAACTGTTTCTGTAACTGTTACCGACCTAAATTTTTGTAACTAACTCGACAATAGCGGAGAATCCCCTCCGTCATGAAAGGATATGCTAATGCCGCAGCCCGTAGATTTATCGACTGTTATTGAAGACGCTATCTCAGATGCCCAGCTTCCAGACGACACACCAGAAACAGTAGACGACTCCAGTTCAATCGACACCGCTTCCACAGAAACCACTACAGAGAGCCTAGAAGCCTCTACAAGCGACGCTTCCACGGAGACCGATGCTGAGCCCAGTACGGGTGAGGTCGCCTCTCCAGCAGCCGCACAGGCCGCTCAGACACCAGAGGGTGAGCTGGGGGCTATGGATAAGAAGCTCGGTATCCCCTCACACACCAATGGTAGGGAGAATCGTATCCCCTATTCGCGTGTGAAGAAAATTGTCGAGAAGGCTGAGCGGGAAGCAACCACCCCCCTTCAGACTAAGCTTGCTGAGCTTGAGCCAAAGGTTCAGGACTATGAGGCTCGGCTACAGAATGTGGCCCAGTTTGAAGATGTCATGCTCAATAAGCCTCAACAGTTCATGCAGATGCTGGCCTCTATCCCTGCTTATCAGGGATTCTTTAAGGCAATTGAGGATCTTCAGGCACAGGTTCAGGGACGTGCTCAACAGGCTTCTCAGCAGGAGCAGGTAGTTGATGATGACCCGATGCCACAGCCCGGAGAAGACGGCCTTTATGACATGGAAGGTCTGAAGAAGCTACTTGATTGGCAGGCTCGACAGGTCGAGGCTAGGACGCTTCAGCAGGTAGAGTCCAAGTATAAGCCTATTCGGCAGGAATGGGAAGCTCAGCAGCATCTCAACAAGCTTATTCCGCAGGTTGAGCAGCAGATTGCTGAGGCCCGGACATGGCCGCTGTTTAATGAGTCAGAGTCGGAAATCATTAAATTCCTTAATGAAAATCCGCAGGCTCGGCTTGAGGATGCTTATAGGGTAGTGGTATTTCCTAAGCTTCAGGCCAATCGAGATAAGATTCGGGCACAGGTTCTTGAGGAAGTCAAGCGTGCTCCTATCTCTACATCAGCACCAACTCGTTCAACCAAGCCTGCACCGGCAGCTCCCAAGGATGGCCCACGCGACCTTGAGGATGTTATCCGAGAACAGGTTTCCACATTAAATGGAAGATAGGGGTTGACAAACACCTAAAAGTGTGGTAGAGTTGTTTACGAAAGCACTTTTGTGCTTACCTGTTCAGATCCTACCTAGCTGCGAACACCCGGTCTATTTTGAGCTAATATGTCCGAAGCATACATAGCTTAAGCCTACCTTAGGACCGACGCACCGTTCCCACGGTCAACTCGTTCAATACTTCTTGCTTGTAGGATCTAATGGGGCATCCCCAGCCCCCTCCTTTTCTGGGTCCATTGCCCCACCTCTTCGCACTGTTGAGTGCGAACTCCTAGCGGACGCTAGGGCCGGGATGCGTCGGCAAATACGCATACTTTTTTGTTGAAGGTTGAGAGCTACAAAGATAGCAGCGCCAGTTGGACGTATTCCAATACTCCCTTCAACCCGTTCTTCCTTCCTCGATTTACCCACGTTAAGGGTCTCCCCCGGTTCACAGCCGACCGTTACCTAAATGGCTTCCACTCTAGTAAGTTAACAATACATTTTAGGTACACTATAAAACTATGGCACTCACTATTGAACAGATTGCCGCAGTCTCTTACCCAGCAGTTCTAGCAGAAATGCGTAAGGGTGAGAATCAGTGGTCCGAGTCGGCTGCTATGCGTGAGCTTGAGCGGCAGGGAGCAATTCAGCGCGTTTCGCTAGGCGAAACCATTGAGATTCCTCTTGACTACCGGGCTAACCCTGAGACTGCAGTACTCGCATCAGATCAGGACGCAGCAGCACTTCTTAAGACTGAGGTTCTAACCTCTGCTTCGTACGCAATTGCACAGATTTCGGTTCCCGTAGTCTGGACAAAGGGCGATGACGCAAAGAACCCAACTGAGAATCAGAAGATTTCCCTTGTTAAGGGTCTTCTGGAAAATGCAATCGAGTCACACGATGACCTCATTGAACAGCTAATCTTTACCAGCTCAGCAGCCGGTGGGGACGAGTTCAACGGTCTTGATGTCCTTGTTCCTACTACAGGTCAGGGTACTCCCGGTGGCATTGACGCCGCTGCAGAGACTTGGTGGCAGAACTTTGCTGATGTCTACTTTGACGTCCTCGATATCGAGGCCGCAATGACTGAGGCATACAATGAGGCGCTTAAGGGTTCAGGTTCACCTAACGGTCCCAAGTTCCTACTGTCTGGTTCCGATCCGCACGTAACTTTCGAGAGCGTGCTCCAGAGTCAGCAGAGGTTCATGGACGTAAATGAGGCTAACGCTGGCTTCAAGGTACTAACCTTCAAGACTTGCCGTTACGTATTCTCGCAGTACGGAAGCGACAAGATTTACTTCCTCAATCCCAAGAACTACAAGATTGTAATGTCCAAGCAGTACTTCCGCGATAAGGGCAACACAATCGAAATTCCAGACCAGAACGCATTCGTGTTCAAGATTTACTCAGCCGGTCAGGCTGTTGTAAGCAACAAGAGCCGACTTGCAGTTCTGAGCCTTGGAGCCTAATCGAACCTAGTTCGATAACATGGGGCTAGCATTTCGTTAGCCCCTTTTTCCCCCGCAGTAGCCGTCCAAGTCTGCTGAGCAGCCCGGACGAGAGAGGATACGAGTAAAATGGCATTTTATGATGCAGTTCATACTTCACTGAAGTATCGACTAGGGACAAAGATCAAGGACAACGCAGGCAACGAGTACATCTATCTAAAGGGTGTTACTTCAACTGCAGCCGCTTCATGGGTTAGTTTCGACGAGGCCCATGTTACAACTCTTCTAGCAGCCAACGCAAAGGGCCGTGTAGCCATTGCTAAGGCCGCTGTTGATGCGGCAACCAAGTACGGTTGGTATCAGATTTACGGTAAGGCTGCTGGTAAGGCCCTTACTGGATTTGCTGACAACGGGCTTGTGTATTCAACTGCAACCGCAGGTTCAGTTGATGACGCAGTAGTTGCTGGTGACCTTGTTGTAGGTGCAATTGGCCGTTCGGCCCTTGACACACCTGTAACTGGGCAGGCGTACTTCGAGCTGAACTTCCCGTTTGCTACCGACGCACTTGGCTAATTCTTAGCTAGGTTAGTCACCTTTGAGGGCTATTATCGTGAGGTAGTAGCCCTCTTTTTTTCACTGCCATCCCCTTTCGAGGGAAGATAAAGGATATTTACTATGGCAAAGTCGTCAAAGTCAGATAGCGCACCAACAATTCAGGCAACAACTTCAGAACTCGCAGATGCACTAACACAGGCAATCGAAGCTGCAAAACCACCGGCAAAAAAGACAATTTTTAATCGTCGCAAGAAGACACCGTGGTCGCCGCCTCCCGGAGAGGCGAAGCTTAAGCTAAAGCGAAAGTTTTTCCAGCATGGGATTCCGCTTAGTGAAAAGCGCCTTACAAATGAGCAGATTGCTCTTTGTAATAAAGTACGTCCCGGTAGTTACTGCGACGGCTTTGTGACAGTGCAGCGTCGTCGGGATAAGGGCATTAACATTGCCTATCCTGTACGGACACCTCAGCAGAGGCTGAAGCTAGTCAACCAGTTCGGAATCCGAAACTTTACTGAACTTCTTCAGTATGTAATTAAAGAGGCAGAGATGCCTAAGAAGTCTGAGTTTGATCTAGATTCAGAAGACTAAGGATATTTTTCATGTCACAAATTTTGACTACGGCCAACACAATCCGTAGATTTCTCACCACTTCTTCAGTCCAGAGCTTCGGTAATGCTGCTGGTATTGGTATGATTGGTGGGAAGGTCTATATCAATCCTGATGGATCTGTGGGCCTTTGGGCAGATGAAGTCGCATTCTCTGCTCTCAATGTTGGAACTAAGAACGGTTCGACAGTAACGGTAGTTGAGAAGGGTGTTGGTGGATTCCTCCATGAAACCACCTTTACACTTACTAACCTTCCACTAACTCTTGCCGACGCAACTCAGGGTGCAGGTGTCAAGATTTATGACTTCCCAGAGGGAGCCATTACAATCCTTGGTGCAAGTGGTTCGGTTACAGAAACGACCACCTCTGTACTAGCATCAACCCTCAATGCTAGCGTTACCTATAACTGGGGTGTGGGAACCACGACTCAGGCTAACGGCACACTAGCTACAACTGAGCAGGATATTATCCCAACATCTAATGGTACCTCTTCAGCTACCATTAACGTTGCTGGAGCTGCTTCAAAGGGTGTTCGAACCGCTGCTCCTGCTATCTTCGACGGCACGGCAACAGCTAAGTCAGCTTTCTTCAATGTCGGTATTGCTCTTGGAACTGATATTGATGCAGATGCAACTACCCTATGGAATGGCACAATTAAGATTCTGTGGTCATTCAACGGTGATGCATAAAGCTAAATTCGACAACCTACGGTAATGTCCACCGAAGGTGGAATACCCTCCGTTATGGGCCTCCAAGAACCTACCAAATAGGTTTCTGGGGGCCTTTTTTTTTGTTTAGGAGATTGCATGGCTGCATGGAGCAAGTTTAGATATGGCTGGATGCGTGTTCAGATGAACGCAGCATTCGGTGAAATTACGTATGCCAATAGGCCAACCGCTCCCGTTGCAGGAGAACTTGTTAACTTCTCTGATTCCAACACAGCAGTGTGGGGGGCTACGGTCGCTGGTGGTGGAGCAAACAGAGTACTCGCCCGCTACAATGGTACAAACTGGACTGTTGTAGGCGCATAAGAGGTGTGGAATGTTTATCAAGCATTGGCTTTGGAGGTTAAGTGCGATTGCTTGGACATTCCACATGTTTATTGGACTGAAGTGGGGTGAATACCTCGCAAAGCGTTGGGACGGTAAGCAACCAACAAATTGTATTCTCTGGGCCTTGCATGAGAAAGAGAGTGACGGCGGAATGCTTCGCCTCCTTGATTCTCGATATGGAAAGTGGTTTCATTGTCACTACATCCGAAAGGATGGGGAGGCGTGGGAGTGGAACCCAAACAAAGCCAAGACCCGGTTCCGGCTGGTTCGTGTAGGCTTACCACCACCAATTTTCGAGGGCAAACCTCATAAAGTGAAAGATATTAGCGGAGTCTAGATGGCTATCACAACTTCAACGTCTTCTGACGGCCTTTATAGAGATTGTAGTTATTATACACCTACAATCAATTCAACGGCATGGTCGTTGGGGTTTTGGTATAAAGCTCCGTCAGTTCCTACAGGCTCAGATAAATACTGTATATGGCATTATGGTGACGTTAATCACATAAATCCATATGCCGCGCTCTATTTCGGATCAACCGGCTTCTATCTTGAGGTATTTAACGGAACAACGACTCAGACGAGTAGCGTAGCTTCTCAACAGAGCTATACTGCCGATCGGTGGATCTGGGTATCCCTGATGGAGTTGGGTGGAACATTCCGTTTCTACTACAACAGTCGGCAGATTTTTACGGTTACTCTTCTACCCTCATCCTTCACATTTGTTGAAGATGATGAGTATTTTGGTACAGGATATGGAGCAACACTTGGCGGGCACTCCTTTGGATATGTCCGTCAGTATAGTAACTTTAGTTCTGGGACAGACAATTCTTCTGGTAGACCGTTATCTAAATTCTTAGATGTTGACTTCTACTATGCTTCCGGTCTTGTATCTGATTGTGCCTTACGCTCAACAGCGGACCTGTCTGACCAAAGCGGTAATGGACATCCATTATCTGCAGTAGGATCTATCACAACTACACCAGTTGGTCCTTTAGATCTGGTCGCTGGTGTCTTCTCCGATAACTTTAACACAGGGGTCCTCGTTGACCGTTGGACAGATGTACCAAACACTGCTGTTACAAGCGGTTCATTCGGATGTGATAACAGTCCGGCTTTTGGAACATGTTGGGGTAGTGGACAAATATGGAAAGGCTTCAAGGACCAGTATACTGAAGGTACTATAAGGGCAACTATTTGGCCCCAAATTACTGGTGAAATTCAGCTTTTCCATGTGGGTACTATTGACGGTACTCAATTTGCTGTTCAGGCAGCCTTTCAGCTTGTTGTATTTGTTCATGGTGATGGACGAATCCGGCTTAGGAACTCAGAGAGTACAGGAAATGTATTTTACGACAGTAGCGTAGGTCTCATTGCTAATGACGGAACTCCATATGGCTTCCAGATGACATGGACCATTTCGGGGGGAACTGTTGCAGCCGATGTTTACATCAATGATGTAAATGTTATTTCTATTAGCGGTAAGTCTATGCCAGTTGGCGGTAGACAGTATTGGACCGATTGTAGTATTGCGATTCTCACCCCAGCACAAAGAATTGTAGTTGACAACTACGAGATTGAGAATGTTGCTGTTTACGAGAGTACGCTCTCATGTTCAGCAAACAGAATCTACAACTGTACTCAGATTGCTGGGCCATATACGCCAGCAGGCGGCTCACTTCTGTTAGATGGTCAGCCAATCTCAGCTTTAATAACATTCCCTACAAATAGGGAGCCACTTTGGAAACTGCTCACATATTCAATGAAGCAGCGTAAGGAAGAATAATGCCACTCCTAAAAGGTAAATCAAAAGAAATTATTAGCCAGAATATCGCTGAGTTGCGTAGGTCTGGTTATAAAGAGGATCAGGCAGTGGCAATTGCTTATTCTAAAGCGGGTAAGTCCCGTGAAAAGAAGAAGATAAAGAAAGCCAGCAAAGAAGTGGCTAAACACTTCAGGAAGGGGGATAAGTCGTGACATTTGACGAAATTGTTAATGATGTAATGGATCGACTTAACCTCACATCAACTGACGCTAGAGATCGTATTCGTATACGGGTAAATGATAGATATAGACGCGTAACGTCAGCGATTGGATTGAATACATCTAGACGGTTCACCAAGGATGTGACTATTCCTGCTGGAAATACTGCATTACCTGACGTACTCATTGAGGGTATGGAAAAGGTAGTGCGTATAACACGCACACCAGATGGTCAGTCTGGTATTACCGTGCTTCCTCAAGTTACGTACGATGAAATTGACAACGTAGCTACTGTAGATGGTAATCCTCAGCGATGGGCAATTAAAAGAATGGGGGCTGGTCAGGTAATTATCAGTTTAGATAGTTATCCAACAACCACAGATTTAACCCTCCATGTTGAAGGCTACGACATCGCTGATACACTTGCTGATGACATGGAACCGTTTTTTCCTAGTGACTTTCATGACATCCTAATTGAGGGTGCTATGAGCGATGAACTCCGTAAAATGGAGAAGCCACAGCTTGCACAGATTGCTGAACAGAACTATGAACGGCGTTTATCTGACCTTAGAATGTTCATTGCAAAGTCTTCTTATTTAGATATCTTCCAAGGAAAAAACCGTCCAAGGTCATTAGGTTATAGACCGTGGACATCACGGACAGGGTTATACAACTAATATGGCAACTACAGCAACTCGCTATACACACATTGTATACTCAGGTGATGTGAGCGCAACAAACCGTGTAAATGCCGCCTCTAATGCAGTAAGTCCTGCTCAGATTGAGTACATTGATCTTGACAGTGGCGCGAATACGATTACGGTGCCTGAAGGTGGCACGGCGGTATCTGTTACCATCGTCCCTCCAAGTGCTAATGCTACATCAATTACATTTAAGGGCATTAGTGGTGATACTGGTGTTCGTATCCACGACACAGATCCTACTACAATAGCCCTCCATTCGTCTGTTACGTCATTTGTTCTTACTACTGGCGACGCAATCTCAAACGTCAGACTATTCTGGACCTAAGGTTAAAGCATGGCATCTAAAACAAGCGATCTCGTTCTTGAAAGCCTGCGAGGTGGGTTAAACGATACAGACCCGCCGAACGCACTGGCGATGGACGAATGCACTATTGCGAATAATGTGGAGTTTTACTACTCAACATTAGGAGAACGTAGAAAAGGGTGCCAAAGCGTTGACCTTACAGGTTCTACAGTAGCCAATGAAACTCATGTAGTCTTACTGGCTAGGCACTTTGCGTCAATCAATGAAGTAGAAAACGAGCTATGGGCAGTATCTGCGACACCGGGGACGTCAGTTACCATTAATCGCAGGGCTGCTGGAGTTTGGAGCGAAATTACTCCAACAGACGTTATTGATCCCGATGCCCCAGACATCTACAATCTTGACGCACAATCACTGGACAATAAACTCTTTCTTGCTTATCCGTCAAATGATTTAACTGACCGTCTCCATCTATGGGACGGCACAACATTCCGTCGGGCAGGGCTAGCTCAGCCAGAAGTTCCAATCATTGCTGATGTGGGTTCTGGTGATTATTCAGGTACACGATACTTTAGGGTCCGCTACATTAAGAAGGATGGCGACACTATCCTCCTGAGGTCAGAGCCTTCAGAGAATGTGACGTTTGAGCCTTCAGGTGGTGGGTCTGGCGCACGGGTTACACGTCCAGCCCTCTTAGGTGAAAGTGAAACGCATTGGGAGGTTGAGGCATCAACCGATGATGCGAACTTCTACATCATTGCCACTATTGCAGTAGGAACGACTACCTATACAGATGAAACTGTCTATACAGATGGCTACGCTGACCTTGGTGACCTCTCTGAGGACATTGGCTCATACACACTCCTACCATCAGCACGGTTTCTCGCTGCAGACGATGACCGGCTAATTCTAGCTGGCTCCTTTGTGGATAATGACCTAGCTTCGCGGGTAATGTGGACCCCAGTACGAAAAGACCCTGGAGTGGGAAACTTTGAACGACTGGCTTCAACCACTGATTATTACCTAGACCTCGATAACTTTGAGGGCGGTGGTCTCACCGGCATCTCACAAGCTATTTCTGGTTCATGGTATGCATTTAAGTGGAGTCAAATCTACAAGCTTATCAGGACAGGTAATCGGGCTGACGCCTACAAAGCTATTACACTATCAAAGGTAAGAGGAGCTATTAACGGATCTGTGGTATCTGGCATGGATGAGCAGGGTAGACCCTGTGTATACTTCCTTGATCCTAAGATTGGGCCATCGCGTATTTCAGTAAATGGCCTTCAGCAAATAAATGGGCTGAGGAACACATGGAAGCGTGTGAACGCCTCTGCTACAGATGTGGCTGCTCGTGCTGTGTATTATCCAGATAAGCAGC